TTGAGTTGGTAATATCTATAGTGTTGCTTGCCATTGAGCCGAAGTTACAGTTATTAAAGATGTTCTTGGAACCAGTAGCTAGATACACAGCGTTTTGCCTTGTACCATTTACGGTGCAGTTGTTGAACACGTTGCCTGATGAGGTGAATATACCGATCGCATATCCAAGTGCGTTGTTGCCAGCATTACATCCGTAGCTATGGCAATTGTTAAATGTATTGTTGACTGAGCTAACGGTTAAGGAGATCATCCCACAATTGAGCGTACTCGATGGGGCGTTGAATGAAAGGACGTTATTCACTGTGATATTGCTAGTCGAACCAAGCTGTACACCAGACTGTCCAGAAAAGTTTAACCCTTGCTGGTTATACAGCGTGATGCCTGTAATTGTCCGAGCAGTAGAAAGTGCAAGTATGATCGTCCCACGCCCTGCAATTGGGCTGTTGTAGAACACCGTATTGTCAAACAGGTTTTGATTCTGGTTGGTGGCAGGGTTGAAGCCGTTACCCGATGTGCAGCTAAGGTACTCGAACCGAGTATTGTTGAAGTTGCTAATCCCTGCGGTAGAATCATTGACCGCTCCGATATAGTACCCTCTGGTAGTGGTTAGGGCTGTAATGACAGAGTTTCTGGTGAGGTTGGCAATATGTGCCCCTACTGCATGAGTTTGAGTCAAAGCATTTTCAGAGCCACCAGAGGTGTTAGACAACACGAAAGAGGTCGATGAGTTGCGTGTAATAATATATCTCACCTCGTTCTTCAGGTAGTCCGTGCCACCGCCGATTACGATCTCATCGCCTACGTCAGCATCCCAGCCAGTCTGCACAATTAGTGGATTGGCAGCAGTACCCAGACCGCTTGCAAATGTAGAATATTGGTCGTAGCTTGCTCCATTTGTGAGTATCTGGCCGCCACGGAGCTGACCAGGGGAAACAAGCAAGTAGTTGCCATTGGCCGTATTACAATCGAATATTAGTTTCTGTATCCGTGATTTCACGCTAGATGCTCGCATATCGAACAAACCACCACGCCCTACAAATATGGAGCCTCTGATCTGTAGTGTCGTAGATGCCGATTGGTCAAAGACTACTGAGCCGCCAACACCTATTAGTAGGCCAGCACCCATTGTTACCTGAGTTGATGTGTTCATAGCTTTGTCCGTGCCACTACCCCAGAGATTGCTTGTACCAGATAGGGTAAGTTGTTTAGTTGTGAGGCCAGCATTAAGCCATCCAGCAACCCAGGCATCGTCAGTGGAGCCAAGCGAACTGGCGGTGTCGTAGGTGACTAATGACCACATACCAGAAGCGGCGTTGTTTAGTTGGCCTAGAGAACCAGTAGCCACGCTGTTGCGTACACGGACTGTGTAGGCGGATGCAGTCAGGGTGGCGAATGTGTAAGGGGTAGTAAACCGCACATAGTGATAGCCAAGCTGTATGTCGGCGTAGTTAATAGTTCCCGAAGCCTTCAAGACGCCCGACTCAAGCAGTTCCACAATAAGGTTTCCAGCGTTACCCACCGAAGGAGCAGAGGCCAAAGATATCCATGCCCCATTAGCTTGGTTGACAAGGTTAGGGGCAGTGAACCCAGTTGTACTTACACCAGCGAAGGTAATGTTGGTCGTGAGGTTGGATATAGCCGCACTTCCAACCATATTATCCCAGGTAGAACCATTGTAAGTCTTGAGTGCCATTAGGAAATAACGTCACCTTCCTTAAGTCGATTATCGCTTTTTGCTTTCTGCTCATACTCAGTTACAGTCTGCTTGATTTGACTCTTGAGAGTATCAACGTCACCATCTACAGTCGAGCTTACGACAACTTTATCTTTGTCCATTATGTCAAAGCTTACTGACTGTTGCCCGTCTATCCTCACCTCTGATGCACTTGTTACAATTGCTTTCATATACTTCCTTTATTGTTAATACTACGAATAGTCATAAGACTCCCTAGCCGTCCATTGAAACACAAAATCGTCTGTAGCAATACCTGCATTTTCGGCCCATGTTTTATCTAGCCCTGTTGCCGAGTACAACTGCTTGATCTGCCATACCGGGTTAGACTCAGATGCGCCTAAAGCGGCATTGCCAATGTAAGTTATGTCTGCATTACCAGAGTCTTCTGCTATACGAGTGGAATAATTAACACTGCCGCTAATACTTTCTAGTGCAGCAATAACCCCAGCGTCTTTAACTAGAAGCTCATGAGTATCTGAATCTGCCTCAAGAACAATAGGTGATGTTCCATCAGTATTAGAAGCTGCCCCCAAAAAAGGGACACCGTTATCGTCGCGAGGGAATGTATATTTAGAGCCTGATCGAGACATATTAGGTACGATTATATATTACTGAGTGTGTCAATGCTATTAAAGCGTCTCTGCCGTTCTTTTAGCTCGTCTTCGTCTTTCAATAGGGCATCAGCCTTAATACGTAAAGAATGTTCTAACTTGTTGAGTTTATCCTCACGCTCATCAAGTTCAACACGCTTCTGGGCGAGCTCTTGTAGCTTACGTTGCTCAGCAGCTTTAAACTTATTAGCCTTCTTACGTAACTCAGCTAATTCATCGTTTAAGGTATTAACTTGACTCTTCTTCTCTTCTATGGCATTATCGTAATTATCCATCGCAATGCTTTTACGTTCATTGATTGCGTCAATATCCCTATCACGGTCATGTAGGGTTGTTTCACTGAGCTTTATAGCCTGTTGAACACTAGTGTGCTTAGTATCTAACAGTCCTATATCAGCTTTCTTCTGGGTAATAATATCATCAAACTCAGCAACTACGAGCTTGTGATCCGTCCTAGCGGAGTCAGTAGTAGCTAATACCTCAACTAGTTCATCCTTAGCAGCTATCACATCGGCCATAGCCTGATCTTTCTCGGCCTTACAGCTAACGATTACTTGTTGCCTGTTGGCCTCAGCCTCTTGCTGCTTAGACATGACACTCTTAAGTTCTGTCCTAGCTGCCTCTACTTGTTCTTCCACCTTCTTAAGCTCACTACGTCGAGTAGCAAGGGTAGCATCAAAGCCTTCTACCTGCTTCTCAAGGGTAGCTTTTTGCCTAGTAAAACGGTCTATAAGCTCAGTAATAAGTTGTAGATCATCAAAGCCAAGTAGATCTTTCATACTGCTACCTGTAACTGCAACATAGTAATACTCTGCATGAGAATTACCTTATCCTGAGCACTAGTACGGATATCCGTCTTAAGTTCGCGTAATTGCTTCTTGGCTATGGCTATCTCATGGGTAAGCATCATAAGCTCACCATTGCCACGCTCGATAATCTCAGCTAAGAGTGCTTCTTGGTCACGTAAGTACTTCTTACGTTCAAGAATAGCCTGGTTAAGATCTCTTAGCTCAGCTCTACGCTGATTTAGCGACTGGGCCACTTTTAACCGCCTCTTGTTTAGCTGGTTGTGCAGGCTCTGAGTTACCAAAAGTTGGGATTGCCTTGCCTAGGTATGCTTTTTCAATGAATAGGTCCTGGGCTCCACTATCAGCAAAGTTGAAATTCTTTGGCTGATGTGCACCCTTCTCGTCAAATAGAGGGCTTGTAGGGTCGTTATACTTAGCTAAGGTCTTCTTAGCTGATACGTTCTTATAAAGAGTGTCCAGTGCCCTGTATGCACTTTCCCCGACGATTACTTCAGTCTCACCAGGTCCTACCATCCACATTTCAGGATCAGTACGGTTAACCATACGCTGCATACCATCTTCACTAAAGGTTTCAGTCTCATTATCAGTTGGCATGTATTGCCAGTATAGTGGCTCATCGTCAATGTTCAAGATAGTAACAAATTCTTGTGGTTTAAAGAGATCAATTAACTTCTGCTGTAAGGGAACATTGTTCTGTGGTGCTCCAACGCCATACGGCTTGGGTGCTTCACTGTTTTGTAAGCTTTGCGGTTGTACTTGTGGCATTTTATTAGGCTCCTACCTGTTTATAGCAGCCCACAAAAGAGTGTTCTCGACTTGCCTGATATGGGCTATGCGTGTTCATGTATTAGAAATATAGCACATACACAAGCAAAATTAAAAGAAGCCCCTTCAGTTTGAGGCTTCTTTTAGAGTTCCTTTGCTCCTAGATACTAGGTAAGACGTTGTAACAGTACTGTTATCACGCAACCAGCAAGGCCAGTTGTAGCAGCATCGTTAGTGACCGTCAGGTTGAGCGACCGACCTGGCTGTAATGTCATTGTGGATGCCACAAATGTGGACAGTGTACCGTTAATGGTGGTGTTGGCTGTACCTTGCAGAGTCAATGCACCAGTAATTGCTGTACCAGATCCCGGAGCGGTAGCGGCACCAGCCACTTCGAGGTTAAAGGTAGCAGCACCAGTTGCTTGAACAGTGAATCGGTAGCTAACACCAATTACTTTCCACGTTTTGCCATCATTTGGCACTGTAAACATAGGGTATGAAGTGTTCTGTACAAAGGTTGCGGCAGCAAGGACCCCTGTGTTAACTGTTTCGTCCTGTGATACAGGCGCAAATGAGTTACTGGCTGTGTCAAAAGCGTCTAGCACGGCCCGGTTACGGATTGCAAAGTTGTATTTGCTGAATAGTTTAGCCATGATTTGTGACCTTTCTAATTAGTTGATGTTAAGCACTACTGAAGCAGCTGCACCGGTAGCTGAAGCCTTGGCCCAACCAATGTTACCAGTGGTTGCTGCGCTGATGATCACGTAACCAGCAGTACCGGCCATATCTTGTGCGATTCCTAGACCGATGGTTGCAGTAGTCGCTTTGACCATTGCTTTACCACCACTTTGTACCCAACCGTAGTTGGTAACAGAAGCTGTGTTTGGAATAACATTAGTGGTCACACCTGCAGGGGCGTTTCCGGTCAATGAAGGCGTGACACCGTTGTACTGTGAAAGTACTAGGTTAGCAGTATCAGTACCAGGGATCAAGGTAGTCATACCCTGTGGTAATGCGTCTACTAATTTGACAGTAACATAACCAGCAGCACCGGCGCTGTTATGTCCAGCGATACGGAGGCTATAAACCTGATCTGCTGAACTTACAATCTCAAGGAATTGGAATTGATTAGCAGTTACTGCTGTTGAACCGTTGGTGATTACTAGTGTGGTGCTACCAGCAACTAGGTTAGCTGAAGCTTGTCCACCAGTACCGACTGCTGTAATAGCTAGTCCAGTAGAGTTGGCAGGAGCGGCAGGTCCTACACAAAGCATTCCAGCTTTGATTGTTGATGTTCCACCGAAGGCTACGTAGCGGAATGTTCGACCGTCTTCTGTGAGGCCAACTGTACCGAGTTCTTCTTGTGGTGTTGTTGTAAACGTATTAAGGTCTACCGATGTAATTTGTCGTGCGCCTGATTCCATAGTATTTGTTTGATCCTTTCTTTCTAACTTAGTTAGAGGTGATACCAGTTAATTTACCATTGCGTCGAGGCTGTCGATGGATCAGGTTACCCATAAGGATGAGTAGTCCTACTTCACCGTATGCGTTAACCGGGCTCATTAGTTCGCGGAACTGGAAGGAGCTAGGCATTGGAACGTCCTTATAGAAGCCGTCAGTTACTTCAACAGTAGAAGCAATCTGGTTAAGGCTGCTGTCAATCAAGCGAGCAAATTCCATGTAGTACTCATTGATCCAGAAGAAGGTACCGCTAGTAGCGTTATCGTCAGCGACGAGTGGTCGGCCACGGTACATTAAAGCATTGAATCCACCGAAGCCGGTAAGACCTTCACCTGGCTTGCTAACACCACCAGGAGGCGTACCACCGTCGATGCGGTCATATCCACGAACACCGATTGTCTCGTATCGTCCCTGTACCATTGGCTGCATAAGACCTTCAAAGAATGTCCAGTTAGCTTTAGTAGTTAGACCGAGTGTTGGGCTTTCCATTTGTGAACCAGCAGCTGATACGTTATCAAACTCGCTTGACGCGTAGTCAAGTGATACAGCACCGTTAGTTACCGGGGTAACATCACCGTTAATGTAAGCGTTGCTTGCGCGAGTTACACCACCATATGATGCTGAGTTAGTACCAGCGTCAACGATGAGGCCGAGGCCGTCAAAGTCTTTACCTGAGCCGAAGCCATAGAAGACTTGACCGTTACGTTGCATGCTTGAGATTTTAGCCTCATCCATACGGGTAGCAAGTAGTCGGAGTACAGCCTTTTCGCTGTTTCCGTTAACTGCCTTTTCGATACCAGGAACAACAACTGACTGTTCATCGGCTGCTACGTACCATGTGAGCATACGGGTGTTGTTGGTTGCACCAGTTGGGAACTGATCCATACCAGCGAATGATCCACCGGTGTTACTGTTCGCAACGCTAATTGGCTGGTTCATAGTGACACCCTTCCAAGTAGAAGGTTTGCTTAGAACCTTAGCGAACAAGATGTTAGAGTTGTTGATTTGGTCAACGATACTTGGCAATATCTCTTGATAAGTGATATTTGCTACACGGTCGGTGAATATAGTACCAGCCATATGATTTATTCCTCTTCTATTATTTTAAATTCAAAACAGCTCATAACCGCGTTGGCTATGAGCTGCCTTTATGAATCCAATAGTACAGGGCTAGTAATGCAAAAGCAATACTATTTTTTTATGGCCTTGTCTATAACATTCTTCACTTCCGGCTGTTTCTTTCCAATAATACTGGATACATCAGCTACGGCATCCCTGAGTATCGTGGATTGAGGCTTGTCATGGATGAAGTCAACAACCATCTGTCCTTCTTCTTCGGTGATAACACCCCTCAATACTAATATGGCAATAACTGCATTTGAGTTCATTGATTTGGCTCCTTAGAAGTCGTCGTTATCTATACGGTTTAATATGTCGCGTGTAGTGGTACCTGCTTTAACAGTTGGCTTAACAATATTGCTAGGGTTCATACCACGGTTAGAGTCACTACGTTCAGCACCGCGCTTGTGACGATCCTCATCCTCTTTGTCTTGATCGGCATTCTTCTTATCTTCTTCTGCCTTCTTGGGACTATTACGCTCCCAGATATCATATGCTTCAGAGAAGCCAATATGCTTATAAGGTCGGCCCTGCTGGTACTGCTTAAAGTACATCTCATTGCGTTCAGTCATGACATTGAGTACTTCAGCCATTTGCTGAGCTTCTGGACTATCATCAAATCCTGCATCACCAGGCCTAACGGTGAACTTAGGGAAACGTCCCTCTTTTTGTAGATCGGCTACATCAGCACGGATACCCTCATTCTCACGTTGTTCAAAATCTTGGGTAGCTGCCTGGCTCTGATTCTGTCTAAAGTTACCCAATAACTGATTAGCCTTAGTCTCTAGCTGTTGGAAGCCGGTAGTGGCAGCTGCTAACTGTTGATCGTTGGCAAACTTGAAATCAGTAGGTATATCGTTAGGTGAATAGGCCTTAATCTCTACCTCTTTGTCACCCTGCATACCACGAATAACAATAGGCTGGCCAATGTTATCGGCAATGTGCTTCTGTTCTTCTGGACTGAGCTGGATACCAGCATTGTCAGTAGGGGTCTGAGGCTCATTAGGCTTAGGTGCTTCAATCTCTACAGCATCATCAGCAGTAAATTCACCTTCCTTCTTTTCCTCTACCTTTTTATCTTCTTCAGGCTCTTTGATGAGCATTCCGTCTTTGTCGTACTTGGGCTTAGGAGGCTCTGCATCCTTGGGCTTCTTATCGTCTTTCCCAGGTTCTGGCTTGTCAGCATCAGCATCCTTGGGGGCATCCTTCGGCGTATCTTTAGGTTTATCATCTTCATCACCTTTTGGGTTCTTAAGGTCATCGACAACACCAGCTTCTTCAGCATCTAGTCTTTCGATGGCCTTGTCAACTATGTTGTTAGTTGGCGTTTGCATGGGCTCTACTCCTTAATTTACTTCTTAACTATATCATAGGTAGGCTAGCTGGGTTGCCTGGTTGTGGCATAGGTGCCTGTCCTGGTGCTGGTATAGGCATTCCACTAAATACACCACCAGGTGTTGGTGCAGGAGGTGGAGGCATTGGCATACCGCCCATAGGAGGCATCATCGGGGGTGGCATCATAGGTGGGGCCATACCAGGAGGCATTGGAGGTTGACCCATAGGTGCACCAGGCATTCCACCTGGTTGAGGCATTGGCTGGTTAGGATCAGGTAATGGTGCTCCTGGCCGTAGACCTGCACCGGTTGGAGGTCCTATCTCGCTGGCCTCTTCAAGTGCTAGACGTTGCTCTAGTGAATCAAGACACTTGTTAACATACTTGATGAACTTAGTCTGATCTGACTTCTTAGCCTTAAGGAAGTCATCGTTAATCATAAGCTTGCGTAGTGACAGGATGTATTCTTTAGATGGGTTCTGCTTATCGTCAATCTCTTTACCGTTCATGATATCTTGGAAGGCAACATAAGCCTCTGACTCATCAACAACATCAAGTGCATCACGGGCAAGAGCTGTTGGGTCAGCATTCTGCTTAGCCCAGTTGTCATATAGCTGTTGTGCATTATCCAACTGTAGGATCTTGTAGGCATCGAGTAGAGATATAGCCTTCTGCTTAAGCAGGTTAAGGGTAATTGATTCAATACGTGATCGGTCAGGGTTAGCAGGCTTGCTAGCCTTAACACGGATACCCTTCTGGATAAGATCACGTTTAAGTGTTATAAAATCAAACTCACCATCGCCAGCATCATAGGTAAAGTCGCGGCCATCCTTGTCGTACCAGACAATAAACATCTGTACCAGGTATTCATAGATCTGTCCAACCATACGAGTCATGGACCGTACCATGAGATCCTGACGACCTGCTGCCTGGTTCTTCTTAACCATAACCTCACCAAGTGTAGGATCACCATCATCAGCTTGTGAGCCGGTGAAGTCAGTAGGTGCACCCATAAGGTTACCTATCTGCATACGTGCATCCAGCTTGTCCTTTAACACGTAATCAGGTAATGTCTGAGCCTGTAGCTGTAGTACGAGCTGGTCAAGTCGTAAGCCGTTATCATTCTCTACAAATAGCTTCTGATTAGGATCACCAGTAATGTTCTGTCCATCATCCTTAGTTAGACCTGAACTTGTACCAATAACTAGGATACCATTAGCTTTGTCGGCATTCTCAGCTATTTGACGGCCACGACGCATGAGATACTTCTGCATCTCAGCAGCTTGCTCAAGCGGTGTAGTGTTATCAATGAGGTGCGTTCCGTAGTTAACCAGGTTACCGAAGATGTAAGGCTTCTTAGGGTAGCGTAATAGGTTCTGTTCCTTCTTAGCGTACAGGTAGTTAGGGTTACGCATCTTGTTCAGTACTACATTGTCGAAGTACCAGACAACACCCTCTTGTGGCTTGCCTTTATCATCATAATGTGTAACAGATACCTTACGTACAGCCACCTCTTTAGTCATCTGTTTAGGAGTCTTGCGCTGAATACCCAGAGCTTTCATGATCTCATCTTCTTTATCAGGGAACTCGCTAATTAACTCTTCTGGACTACGCTTAAGCACATCGCATATAAAGCCAGGGTTCTTACCTAGTGCAGCATTCTTATCAAGGATACAGTGCTCAGGGTCCTTGTGTTCAAGTACGATATCGTCGATATCCTTATCATAGTAGAAGTGAGCAATAGCCACACGCTTGTTCATGATGTCTCTGACCCAAAGCTCTACTAACATCTCTAGGTTGACAACATCCTCACAGAAGCATTTAATAGCCTTCTCAAGGTCACCAGCAAATAGCTTATGCATCTCTTCACGACCGGCAGGTACAACCAATGGTCCAGCAATCTGACTGGTTACATAAGCCACAATAGACTCTTCAGCTACAAACAGTTGGTTCTCTTTATACTGCTTCTGGTGCTTATACAGACCAGACTCATCTATCTTGCCAAGGTGCATACGAGTATTCATAGCCCGTGCATTCTTAAGGTCAAAGCCCTTAGCATCATTCCAATAGTCCTGGCTATCACGGATACGGTGGTTAAGATTCTTGATGATGTCATGGTCAGACATATCAAAGGACAGGCTGGCTAACTGGTCTATTTGTCCAGGTTGATCGACTATGTTATCAACGTTAGTATTGTCAAGGACGGGTGCTGTTCGGTCGTATTCAATTGCCATAGATTCTTATTTAACCCTTTAATATTGCTAATAACCGGCTGTTAGGCTTGATTATACACCAGCAGCCTCTACTTTTGATACAAGATGCTGAAGATTGACTTACAGCTATGACACATATGCTCAGTTACCTGACTACCTGGATCAAGGCTGGTAAGGCTAGCACCGAGTGCATTACTGACAAGCATATGGCTAGAGTTATGCTTGAACACCATACGACCACAACGAGGGCATCTGAAGGTGATAAGCTCCCCTTTAGTGCTCTGACTAGCGTAAATGTAGATGGTAAAGCGCATGTTATATCTTTCCTGGTTTATTAATTGATAACAGTCTTATATAATCCCGTGATTTCTGGCACTCTTCACGGTTAGCAACGTCATGCATGATATTAATAGTCCTCACTTGATTCATGTATTGCCCGTGATATATTGATCTGTCCACCTGTTGCCATGTTGTTGCTGATATCAAAGGTAGGTTTCACCTCTTGTGGTGGTGCTGCAGATACTACTGCCGCCTGTCCATGACCAACCATACTAGGCATTTGGTTCTGATAAGCAGCTGAGTCACTAGCATCATCATTAGCCGCTTTAGGGAACAGCTTAAGTTCCTCTTCAAGCTCAGTACATTGATTCTGTCCACCGATGGTAAGATGAACTATACCACCATTCTCGTAACGAGGCACTAGTGTTTCAATGCGTAGTTCCTTCTGCGTACCACCAGTCTTAAGTAGGATGATGGTTAAGTACACTCCACGCTTACGCATCTCCTCACGTATTAAGGCTAGTAATCCTTGAGTGAACTGGTTATCTTCAATACCAATAGCCCTTAAATGATACCTATGCCAGTTAGTAAACAACAGATCAATGAGTCCTGTTGCACTGAGCTTCTCACGGTAACTCATGAATTGCCATAATGGATAGTCACTCCTTGCATTCTCTATAAAGTTGATGGTTATACCAATGAAATCCTTACCCATTGTAATATCATCCTTACCTCTAGGATCAATAGTCATGACGTTATGGGTAACAGCTGGATCAACTAGCTCATAAGCCTTGTACCTGAACCAGGACTGTTTAAACTTACGGTTCTCTTCATCCACTGGATTCTGTTGATAGAGTGCACTAAACTCATACGTACCCATTGTAGAGCGCATAGTCTCAAGCTTAGCCTCATTAAACTTATCAGGCCATAATGCCTCGCCTACCTTCCTATGGTCATCATTCTCGGTAGCAAGGGCCTTGTAACTGATGATGTCCCACTTGTCATAAGGCTCACCATTCTTCTTGGATATCTCAGCATCACGTAGTACACGCCCGGCTAGATCGTCCTCATGCCAACGAGTAAGAATAAAGACAATCATGCTAGCACCCTCTTGACGGGTGTAGAACGTGGAACGATACCAGTTATAACGTGACTCACGTACTACAGCCGAGTCAGCCTCTTCACGGTTCTTAAAAGGATCATCAATAATACCAATCTTAAAACCACGACCTGTTAATGCACCACCCACACCAACAGCAGTATAGCCACCACCCTCTTGAGTGATCCATTTACCTTTAGCTTTAGCATCAGCACGTAATGTAGTCTCAAACATGGCATGATACTCGTCACTCGTCATGATGTTACGAGTAAGCATACCGAAGTCAGTAGCAAGCTCATCTGAATAACTACTAACCATCACCGGCCAGTGAGGTTGCTTACCAAGTACCCAACTAGGGAACTTCTGCGTAGCTGTATCGCTCTTACCATGACGAGGTGGCATAAAGATCATAAGCCTAACATTCTCACCCCGTTCAAGTGCTTTGTACCCAGCCTCAAGCTGACGGGCTATCTCAGCATGAAACCATTGCATAGAGTAATGCTTATCAATAAGAATA